GTAAGAGGTAAATTTGGTCAAGTTAACTTGTTAGGTGGCGGTTCTTTAAATGCTGATATCTTGCAAGAAGGTTTAACCAGAAAGGCAGAGCTCGAGCAGAAACTATTAGAAGGTAGTTCACCTGGGTTCGGTGATACTGAACCGCCAATGTTCTTTATGGGCTAATGAGAAGGAGACGTAACTGGCGCCAAGGAATTTTTGTTCCAAAAAATGAAAAAAAATTTATTGGGAAGCGTGCAGTATATAGATCCGGTCTAGAATTAAAATTTTTTAGATTTTGTGATGAAAATAAAAATATAATTAAGTGGGGAAGTGAGAATATAGTTGTACCTTATAGGAACCCCCTTGATGATAGATTGCATAAATACTATGTTGATAACTATGTGGTTATCAACGAAGACGGTCAACTTAAAAAGTATTGTATTGAGATAAAACCCTACAATCAGACTAAAAAACCACAAACAAAATACAAGAAAAAATCTCACCTTATTTACGAGTCTAAGCAATATATCACTAATGTAGCTAAGTGGAAAGCTGCTAGAGAGTATTGTAAAAAAAGAGGTTATCAATTCCTAATTTTAACTGAAAAGGAGCTTTTTAAACGGTAAGCTATAAATAAATGTATGGCTTTAAAACTAAATCTTGTTGTCGAGAATCCCGATCTCGATGAACAGTTTGAATATATCGAAGAAGAAACAAATAAAGACACACCATCTAATTTATATGTCAAAGGTCCGTATATGATGGCAGAGGGTGTTAATAGAAATAATAGGTTATATCCCTTATTAGAGTTAGAGAGAGAGGTTGGGAGGTATAATAAAGAAATGGTAACACCTGGGAGAGCAATGGGTGAGCTTAATCACCCGACATCACCGGATGTAGATCTAGAAAGAGCATGCCATATGGTTACCGAGCTAACGCAAGATGGTAATGTTTTTTATGGGAAGTCAAAAATTTTAACTACACCATGTGGTCAAATAGTAAGATCGTTAATAAATGATGGTGTAAAAGTTGGTATGTCATCGCGAGCATTAGGTACCCTTGAAGAAGGTAAAGGACATAATACAGTTAAAAATATGAAACTGGTTGCTATCGACTGTGTAGCCGATCCTTCATATCCAAAAGCATTTGTTAACGGTATCTTAGAATCTAAGCAATGGGTTTTAGCAGAAGACGGAAAATACGAAGAACATTATGATAATTTTACGTCTAGCATATCTAAATTACCTAAAAAAGAAGTAAGTTCGTTTTTAACGAGCAGAATTATTAACTTTATTAAAGGTCTTTAATAAATATATATTATGGCAGGTAGAACCGAAAAAAGCAAGATTAAAAAGTTTATAGAACATCTTTCTGTTAAAAATTACGCTGTAGCGCATAAATATTTAAAACACGTTGTTGAAGATAAGCTCTTAAAAAGAATTAACAAAGCAACCGACAAACCACTCTTTTAATTATGAACCAAGAATTATTACCCGAAAGCTTAAAAGAAATATTAACTGAAGATAATGTTCAGTCAGTTGAAGCAGCTATTAAAGAAAAAATCGAACTTACAGTAGAAACAGCTCTAACTAATCAAGACGAGCTTTATTCTGAGAAGTTAGAAGAATTAGTAGGGGCAATTGATAAAGACCATACTTCTAAATTAAAGAGAGTAGTAACTGCAGTTGATAGTAACAATGCTCAAAAGCTTGTTAAGGTAGTTAAAAAATATGAAAATGATTTAAACGATTCTGCTGGTGAATTTAAAACTACTTTAGTTGAATCTATTTCTGATTATTTAGAAGAGTATATTGATGAAACTGTACCACAGAGAGCTATTGAAGAAGCTACTAGGAATAGAACTGCAACAGAGGTTTTATCGAATCTAAGAAAAGTACTTGCAGTTGATTCAACTTTAATGTCTGAATCAGTAAAAGATGCTGTAGTTGATGGTAAGAATCAAATTAGTGAGCTTACTTATAAATTAGAAGAAGTTGAAAAAGAAAACAAACAGCTTCTAGAAGCCTTTAAGGTTACCAAAGCACAATTATTCTTAGAGCAGAAAACTACTGGTATAGCTGAGAAGAAGAAAGAGTACTTAATTAAAGTACTTGGTGATAAATCACCTAAGTTTATTGAAGAAAACTTTGATTATACTGCTAAACTTTTTGATAAGAAGGAGCATGAGAAGTTAAAGATCATTAAAGAGGAGGCGTTTGTCAAGCGTAAAGTAAAAGCTGATGCTCCTAAAGTAGAAATTTCAGAAAAGAAAATAATACGTAACCCTTATTTAGATGAGTTAGAACGTATGAAATAATTTCAACCCTGAACCATGAGGTGCTTGTCACCTGAGTTTCTTGGGATTTAATCCCATGTAGGTCACAAAAGAAAGGAAACGATTATTATGAATAATCCGCAATCATTTATAAATAGAGACAGAGCAGATACACTTCTTGAAAAGTGGTCACCTGTTCTTGACTATACTTCTGATAGCATTAAGCCTATTGACGACGACCATACCCGCCTTAATACCGCAATTCTCTTGGAAAACCAGGAGAAGTGGTGTATTGAAGAGGGATCCACCGCAGGGGCAACCCCAGGGGGATCTTTCGGCAACGGAACTACCGTTGGTAGTATCTATAACCCCACAGGGGGAACAGTTAATTCTGGTGATACGTATGCCACTGGCGATGCGCGTCTTCCAAAAGTCTTAATTCCGATGATCCGTCGTACGTTCCCTGAGCTTATCACCAATGAAATCGTTGGTGTCCAGCCTATGTCAGGTCCTGTTGGACTTGCATTTGCTCTTCGTTATGCCTACCAGTCCACCCCTTTAGGAAATGGTACCGATGGTACCGGGACTGGTGCTGGCGCACCTAACCGTAGTACTAACACTGGCGCAGGAAATATTCCGGCGGCTGATGGTGCTGCTGGTGCTGCTGCGGGATACGATGGCGCTGCTGGTCTGAACGATACTGAACTCGGTTATCAGTTACTTGATACCAGGTTTACTGGATCCAGTTCACAAACTCTCTCCGGAGACGATGAAAGTAACTGGGTATTTGCTCAGCAGGATCAAGGTGTCGCTCAGATTCTTTCCGCTTTCGAGATTACTGGAAACATTCCTCAGGTCGAGGTTAAGTTCGAGAAAACAGCAGTTGAGGCTGGCACACGCCGTCTCGGCGCACGCTGGTCTGTTGAACTTGAGCAAGATCTTAAGAACATGAACGGTATCGATATTGACGCTGAAATCACAAACGCTATGTCGTATGAGATTCAAGCTGAGATCGACCGTGAAATGCTCATGAGAATGATTCAGGCTGCTCTGAATGCTGGAAGTGGAGCTGGGTTCTCTATCTGGCAGCCTGCGTCCGCAGACGGACGTTGGCTCGTTGAGAGAAACCGCGACTTCTATCAGAAACTTATCATTGAGGCCAATCGTATCGCCGTACGTAACAGACGTGGAGCAGCTAACTTTGTTGTTGCTACTCCTCGTGTTTGCGCTATCCTCGAGATGCTCCCTGAATTTCAGTGGGTGCCTGTGCAGGGTGATGTAAACACGCAGCCTGTTGGTATTGCAAAGGTTGGTTCGCTTGGTGGAAGATTTAACGTTTACCGTGATACCCGTACCGAAGTGCAGAATTCGCCGAATTACGCGAATTCGTACTATGGCGGTGGAACTGCTAGCATTGAGTATGCATTACTCGGCTACAAAGGTCCAGAGTTTTACGATACTGGTATCATCTATTGTCCTTACATTCCTGTCATGGTTCAGAGAACTATTGGTCCTAACGATTTTGCACCGCGCGTCGGTCTGCTTACTCGTTATGGTGTTGTTGATAACATCTTCGGGTCGAACCTCTATTACCATGTGGTATTGTTACAAGGACTTGGTAGCACGTTTACTCCTGGCTCTCAATCAATATATTTCTAATATATTACCGAGAGTAAGTAAGTCAATTCGAACAGCGGGACGAAAGTCCCGCTGTTCTTTTTTGTATAAATTTATTAAAAGTAGTTAGGGATTAATAAATATTATTATGGCAATAATTACAACTTTACCTTTTCAGAATCATGACCAGATCATCATGACGAACTCCAATAAAATTATGGATGGTCCGCTTCCGATCGAGTTGGGTGGATCTGACCGATTTTGGGGCGGTGTTACCGCTCCTGGTGCAATAAACGTGCTTTCAGCTGGAGCAATAGGAGGGGACCTGGGAGCAAAGGCGGGTGCGACCATGACGTATATTATTGGTCTTAGCGCCGGTAGCGGTGAGATAGCCGCCGGACAATTTGGAGTGACTGATTCCTTGGGCGGTAGCGTATCTGGTATTGGATTTGCGTTTACTTATACAGACGGTCAAAGCGGTGTGGCTGGCGCGGGTGGTTCCACCGACACGAGAGTGATTACTCTAAGTACCGGGCAAACAGATCTAGGCGCCGCTCATTGCACGATATACACAACTATAACCGGTCAATTTACAGGTTCTTTGCTCTTCTCTGATGGCTCTCATTTAACCTATGCAATTCCCAACTGGGGCGATGTGGTCCTAGGAACTGTGACACTATCAGCTACAACATTCACTACATCTCATGGCCCAGTTTATAATTCTGCTAGTGACCCATATCAACGGCGGCAGAGAATTATGGGATATAGATAGTCTCTAAATCACTAAATATATAAAGTGAGTAGGTTTTTAGACAACACTTACGTAAAGGCTATATTTGGTATATCGATAATAGGTTCTGCGATACCTTCTGTTTACCAGGACTTTACATATGGTCATCAGGGCACCTGGACCCACTATGGAATGATCTTAGTAGGTGTTTTATATTCAATAGAATCGATATTATGGACGATGGATATTATAAAGAGTTGGTGGAAAAAATAAACCGTATAGAAGAAGATATCTTCGAAGGTAAGAGTATAGATATCAAACAATTCTATAGGTTAAAAAAAGAGCTAATCGACAATAAAGAAACACATAGTGACTTATTAGAGTTATTTCTTCTCTTAGAAGCGATGCTAGATAAATCTAGCAACGAGCTTATAAACAAGCGTTTAAATTTGTTAACAATATGGTCGACCATATTTTTACCTCTTTCATTTTATACAGGAATGTGGGGTATGAACTTTGATGACATTCCATTTCTTACAGGGAAGCATGGCTTTTATATATTCGTCGCATTAACAGTCGCAACAATTTTAGTGATGTATAAATATTTTAAACGTAATAAGTGGCTATGAAATTAGACTGGAATAATGTTGTATCGAATGCTATCACCGTACTCGTCGCTTCTGTATTTGTAGGAGCTGCAGTGCAGCTGTGGAGAGGTGTAGATTCGATTGACTCACGTATCGACGCAAATCTTACAGACATTATTGCAACACAATCAGTCTTAGGGCCTAAGGTGGATCATATTGAAATGAAAATTGAAGAGATCTTAGAACATGTTGAACATGGTGATGTTATAAAGCCTCTTGAATTACCAACAGAGAGTTCAATTGAGTTGATTGATCGCGATCGCCTTCGTATTAAACAACACGCTAATCAGATACAACAACGGCCATAGCTTTTGGCTCCTCAGGTTGGACTCGAACCAACAACCTAGACATTAACAGTGTCCCGCTCTGCCAATTGAGCTACTGAGGAATATATGCGCTGAGCTACGCAGGAGTTACTGTTTAGGTGTCTTAATATGAGGCACGTCAACCTGACTCAATGTACCATGTAAGAGCCTTTCGTGAGAGGCGCGCTCTGGATTGATATCAATACCACCTCGACGAGCATATAAACACCGTACACATAATTCATCCGGAGAGATTGCATCCAATAGTCGTTTATAAACAGCTTCACAAATCTCTTCATGAAAATGACACTCGTCTCTAAAAGATACAATATATTGCAATAGTGAAATAGGGTCTACAGTATTTTTACTCTTCATATATATATAAACATCTCCCCAATCTGGCTGCGATGTGACCCTACAATTAGATTTTAGTAAAGCACTATGATAATATACTTCTCGAGCAGGTGCATCTTCTATTTCTTCAAGCAACTCTGGAGTTTCTGTATAGACTGAAAACTTAGTAACTTCAACAGGGTATTCATCTTCAAGAGTAATATAACTAGGAACACAATTCTCACCATGCATCCACTCATCCTTTGCTACAAATACTGCAGTATCTCGTAGTACATATCTATTCGAATGTACCTTAACATTAACATTTATCTCAAGTAACTTACTTAAATCGTTTGAAGCAATAGTACTAATATTATCTAGAACCACCTCGCTAGATTCGCCCAATTTTGTCATATTAAAGGAATTGAAATATAGCTTAATGGACTTTGATTCAACAATATATTTACTTTTACATGAGTATACAATTTTAGCTACACCGACAACAGGAAGCCCGTTA